ACTCTTCACTTTACCCTTGGAATACTTCAACAACATATTCTGCATCTCCAAACCCGACCTCACCGACGGGAACCCGCGCAGCGACAGCGTGAAGGAACGGCCGGTGATGTCAGTTGATGCTTATGACAGTTATGTTAGAAGATTTCCCCACGTGCGTGTGCGCAACGGGGGTGGCCCCGGGAGGCCGGCGTTGCTGAACTACGACCAGTTGCGGTCCGACATCAAGCTGCGGGTGATGGAGAAGTATGGTGATGTGAAGTTGTACATGCGGCGCAACCTGCTGCATGATCTGGTAGAACCCGATCTGCTGGCGGCGTCGTTTTTCGGCAGTTTCCTGTTCGACGACGATACCAACATCAAGCCTGAACGCCAGGCAGAGTACAATGCCAACGCCACGGTGTTGAACGCCGTCGGGAAATACGTGATGCAACGCAGCGGGAAATCGAAAAGCATCAGCAAACGTACCTCCGGGATATGGGAAATGACCAGCGATGCCGTGAATACGCTCGACCGCACCAGGTACCCGCACTCGTTGCCATCAAACCCGCTGCGCCTGAAAGAGAAGTACCAGAACTATCATCAGCACGGGTACCAGCACCTGATCCACAAGGGAAACAAGAACGCCAACGCGAAGAAGGTGAATGATACCGTCGAACGGCTTATCATCTCGCTGTATTGTCAGCAGAACCTTCCGTTCGGTTCCTGGGTATATGATGATTACCTGCAGTTCCTCTCCGGACAGCTTCAAATAGTTGACAAGTCAACCGGACTGTTGTACGACCGGGAGGACTTCTTTGATCAAAAGCGAGGGACCTATATTACCATCAGTCGGTCAACAGTGTGGAATATCGTAAACAACCCTGCGAATGCCATGATCATACATAAGTTCCGCAATAACCGCATTGATCACTATACCTGCATGACGCCGATGAACCATCGCAAGTCCCCCTTGTATTCACTTAGTAAAATCACAATGGATGACCGCGACTTACCACGAAAAACGAGCGACGGGAAATGGGTTCATACATATATGGCCTTCGACGTGGCTTCACAATCGGTTTTATCGTGTGTTTACTCGTTACAAAAGCCCGATCATGAAATGGTTTGGAATTGTTTCAGGGAGATGTACCGGAATATCAACGAGCAAAGACTGATGTGGCCTGGTGAAGTGGAGGTTGAAAATCATTTAATGAAGGAACTTACTGCAGAACTCAACAATATGTTTTCTTATGTGACATTCTGCCAACCGGGATTACCGCAATCGAAAAGGGCAGAACACTTTCTCCATTTCAAGAAGTATCATGTAGAGAAGCGTAAGCAAAAGGGGATCGGCCGGTTTTTCCAGAAGGGCGCATATAAAACACTGAAGGCAGGTAAAGGAGAAGAATACGAACAGGAACACCTTCCGCTTGATGTATTAATTGCCGAGGATCAGGAAATTAATATGGAGTATAATCACTCCTTGCATCCCAATCAGAAATTATACCCTGGGAAAACACGATGGCAAGTATTGCTCGAAAATATGAACCCTGACCTGGGACGTCCGCAGAAGCATAAACTGTTCCGGTACATGGGCATCAAAACCGAAACCTCAATCCGAAACAACGACTTTGCCAAGGTGATGTATAAGCGGTACCTCATCGATAACCTTAGTGCTATTCAACGTCTGAAACCTGGAAATTACTCGGTGGAGGCTTATTACGTTCCTGAGCGGGATGGGAGCATCAGTGAAGTTTACATGTATCAGGGCGACACCTTTATTACCAGGGGCACGATGGCGGAACAATACAATGAAGCGAAGATGGAGCGCACTGCTGAAGATGAACGGATTCGCATCGAACAGTCGAAACGGAAAGCGCATTATTTCAAGAACGAACGCGAAGGCATTGAGGAGAAGATCACCCGCAAGCTCGACATCAGCAAGCCGGATCCGGAGCTGATCGGGAACCTTACCCCAGAGGTAATAATCGTTCCGGATCCGGAGCCGGAAGACTTTGAATCACAATTAGAGGAGGATACCCGCTACTACATGAGCGAAGAATACAAGTCGAGAAGTTTGAAAACCTTTTAAAACACCAGATATGAAAATTACATTAGAATTTGACCCAAACGATGAAAGCTCTATTAGAGCTGCCTTGAAGATGTTTACCGAGCATATTGACCATGAATTTGGCAAGCCAAAACAAATTGGATTGTTCGATGATGATCCTTTAAAACGAATGCATACCAACTATAAAAATCTTCTCAATGCCATGATTTCTTTATTTGGTTATGGAAATCGGATATTAAGGAACGATAAACGATTAAAAGAATTGAGGTATGAAAATAGAGTAGATGATTTAACAGACTTCATTAGATCTCTTGAGTCTCGTGGAATTTTTGATGTTGAAAAGAAAATAAACGAAAGACAACGCATTATTTCATTCTCAATTAGAAGATTTTAAAACACCACCAAAACACCAAAACACCAATGATCACAAACGAAATCAAACAACGCATCGTATCGGAACTTTCCGAACGGCGCAACAACTTCGCCGGGTCGGACGCGAAGTTTGCCGTATCCATCGGCATCAACAATGCACAATACTCACGCATCAAGAACGGCGACACCGAACGGGTGCTGTCGGACGCTAACTGGGTAAGCCTGGCCAGGCGGCTCGAGATTCCCATCGGCAACACCCCGGTGTGGAACGTGGCCCGCACACCGGTGTATGAATTCATCACCGACCAGCTGAGTTTCTGCCAGGAAAACGCGTCATCACGGCTGCTTTGCGACATTGCCGATATCGGCAAGACCTTCGCGGCTAAATCTTACGTGAAAAGCAGCAAAAACGCCATCTATGTTGACTGTTCACAGGTTAAATCGAAATCGAAGCTGGTACGCTTTATTGCGAAAGAATTCGGGGTTGGGCACACGGGGAGATATACCGACGTGTACGCGGATTTGGTGTTTTATCTGCGCTCCCTGCCCTCCCCGTTAGTTATTCTCGACGAGGCCGGAGACCTTGATTATGATGCTTTCCTCGAACTGAAAGCCCTTTGGAATGCCACTGAGCGGTGCTGTGGCTGGTATATGATGGGCGCCGACGGGCTTCGCGAGAAGATCCGCCGTTCGATCGACTGTAAGAAGGTCGGTTACACTGAAATCTTCAGCCGCTACGGTTCGCGCTACCAGAAAGCATCTCCGGATGGCAGCGACGAGCTCCGTAAATTCAAGACTGTGCATGCCGCGCTGATCATCAAGGCCAACTGCAGCCAGGATGTGAACGTGCAGCAGTTGATTGCCCGGACGGACTTTTCGCTCCGTCGTATCCAGGACGAAATCCGTAAGATCGGCTGACCATGACCCTGAACCGAGCCATATCCATCCGGCAGCTTTACAGCGCTAAAATCCGCAGCCTCGATTTCACAGGCGAGTGGCTCGACGCTATTGGTTGCCCGGAGCCTGCAGGAACCTGGCTGATATGGGGCAACAGCGGGAATGGTAAGACCCGGTTCGCGCTGCAACTGGCCAAATACCTGTGTTCGCTTGGCCGCAAAGTAGCTTATGATTCACTCGAAGAGGGCGTGTCGTTGTCTCTTCGCAATGCAATCGAGGATTGCAACATGCAGGAGGTAGCGCGCCGGTTTCTTCTCCTCGACAAAGAGCCTGTCAGCGATCTGATGGAACGCCTGTCCAAAAAGAAGAGCCCCGAGGTGATCTTCATTGATTCAATTCAATACACCGGTCTTACTTATGCCGACTACAAGTTGCTAAAGGACCGGTTCCGCAACAAACTGTTTATCCTGGTAAGCCATGCCGAGGGCAGTCATCCTGCCGGTCGGGTGGCCCGCAGCATCCGGTTCGATGCCAATGTAAAAATCTGGGTAGAAGGTTACCAGGCGTTTTCCGTGTCGCGTTACGGGGGCGGCAAGCCTTACGTGATCTGGCAGGAGGGCCTTTTCAACCTTACCCAACCAAAAACAGACCAACAATGAAAGAGACAATAAAAACCGTGAACCTGAACCGCGCTTTGGATATCCGCGGTAAGGTTAAACAATTGACCGGGTTCTCAGAAGATGAGCTGAACCTGATGACCTTCGATTTTGCCGTGGACTATTGCAAGGCGATGGGCATGAGCGAAGAGTGGCTGGGCGTGTGGCTCAGGGAACCCCTGTTCTGGGGATGGTGGAAACAGCAATGGACGCTGGTGGATGAGGTGTTCTGGTACAAGTTTTACATAAACGCCAACAAGCCGGAACTGGTACAGCCCCTTCGCGATCGTTACCGGGCGCTTCACCGCTCCATTGACAAGTTCCCCGACAACGTGGTGTACGAGAAGATCCACAACAGCTACGAGGTGGCCAGCAATCAGATCATCAAAAAGATCACAGCGAAACATCAGAATTTATAAACCCTTTAAACATTGATTAAATGAGCAAGACAAGAGAAAAGAAAGTTGTGGTAACAGGAGTTACCCGCGAAATGGCAGAAACCTCCTTTGCCGAGTATGCCGATGCCGATGCAAGGCAGCAACGGATCACCGCGAAGATGGACGTGGAGATCACCCGCATCAGGGAGAAGTACCAGGATGATCTGGCGAAGCTCCAGGAGCGAAAGGATAAAGCCTTTGAGGTGATGCAGACCTTCGCCATGGAGAACAAGGATGAACTGTTCACCAAAAAGAAGAGCCTTGACACCGTGCATGGCGTGCTGGGCTTCCGCACCGGCACCCCCACGCTGAAGACCCGCAAAGGCTTCACCTGGGGAGCGGTGACCAACCTGCTGAAGGAGTTCCTGCCATCGTATGTTCGCCTGAAAGAGGAACCTGCCAAGGATAAGCTGATCAGCGACCGTGACGTTCCTGAAGTTGCCGAAATGTTCGTGAAGGTAGGCGTTTACGTTGACCAGGACGAGACCTTCTATGTAGAGCCAAAGAAAGAGGAGATTGCAGTGGATTAGGGATATATAGTTGGAAGCAATGCGGCGTGGAGCAGAGGTCAGCTCGCAAGGTTCATACCCTTGAGGCCGCAGGTTCGAATCCTGCCGCCGCTACTAAGGTTACACCAATTAAAACACACGGATATGGAATGTAAATTAACGATTACCGGCACGTTTGCCGACATCCAGCAGGCGCTCTCGCTGCTGCAGGGGGGGAATCCCACTGAAACGATAGTACAAACCTTCACGCCTGAGAACTACCGGCACGACCCGCCCGCCGACTATACTGTGAAGGCGATCGACCTGAAACGAGAGGAGACTAAAGCAAACGGGGCTACCCTGAACCCCGACTTGCCTGTTGAATCAATGCAGCGGGTTGAAAAATCAGTTGAAAAAAGCGTTGAGCCCCGTAAAAAACCAGGGCTTAAGCCGGGGCCAAGGCCCGATCCGGTGGCGGTAAAACAGGTGGCGCCGGTAATCCCGGCTGTACCGGATGAGCGACACTGCCACACCTGCGGGAAATTATTCATCCCTCCCAGACCCACCTCGCACCACTGCAGCAAACAGTGCTACATGGTTGAATGGCGCGACAAAAACAAACCGCCCAAGGTAGCTGCGCCGGATGCAAAGAAGATAGAGGATGCCACCGAACATCTCGATCGTAAGCTCGATGAGATCAGGAAAACCCATCCTGCCCCGAAACCAAGGCCAAATATTCAACACGATTTTTAAATGTGGGATATGGAACTGATAAACCAACCAAGAATAAGGACTTTTATGGGCAAGATGATCGATCCGTTCAAGCCTGAACCGGAACTGATCAACCTGGTTGACATTGCCCATTCGCTGAGCAACATCTGCCGCTGGAACGGGCACACGATGCGCTTCTATTCGGTTGCCGAGCATTGCATTTTCGTAAGTAATTTGCTGGAAAAACCTGAAGACAAGCTGGCCGGTTTGCTCCATGATGCAAGCGAGGCTTATTTGACCGACCTGACCCGGCCTGTAAAATACCGGATGGAGAAATACCTTGACACGGAGTTTGAACTGATGCTGGTGATCTCCCGGAAGTTCGGGTTCCAGTTCCCGCTGTCGGTGGCCGTTAAAGATGCTGATAATTACGCGCTGAAATGGG